TGTTCAGGGCTGAGGCTGTGGTGCGTCCCTGAGATCGAACGCTTCAACTGGCTAAAGAAGTTCTCCGCCTTGTTGGTCCCATCGGACAGAGCCGTGACGTAGCAGAGGGGAAGATTGCGGAATTGGAAATTGCTTTGAGGACCGCCAGGGTATACGCACGCATCGCGCTTGAGGATGCAATCTCTCTCCGCGATGAAGAATTGTGAACGAACATACACAGTGCAAGATTGTGAACGAACGGACACGCCTGACCTTTTGACATTTCTCGCTCACACCCCAGGAAGTAGACTTGACCCATGACAGAGCTCGCCCTGGAGCGTGACGGTGAGATCGTCGTCATCTCCCTCATGTCCCCCATCGCTATGTCTACCCAGTGGACCGTCTGGGCCACGACCCGTGAGGGCCGGTTGGCTGATGCCACGATGCTCAAGATGGCCTCGACCGAGCACCGGGCCCGGCGCTGGATGGACAAGCGCATCGACCGAATGAAACACGATGGTTGGAAGGAGGTTGACGGATCATTCGGTGCGGAATCGTAAGAAAACCCACAGCATCGCCAGGGAAACCGCAGACAGCGGTATAGACAGGTGCTAAAGTGTCTCTATCAACCTAGTGGAAGGAATTGAGATGACTGTTTTGTTTGGATATGTGGTTCCGGGGTCTGTACGGCTTCACCAGCCCTTTGACACCGAAGTTCGTCCAGCCGATTGCGAGGACTGCGGTGAGCCGATGGAGTGGAACGATGCCATCTGCTCCGACCCCGAGTGCGATTGCCAGCACTACTCCCCCCGTGTTCACGCCGCCACCGGTGAATCTGCGTGTGGAACGGAGGGGATGTGATCTGCCCCGAGTGCGGTCAGGAAATCCCTGACACCGAAGCCCTTGACGAGTTCATGGACGACGACCTGCTGTTCTCAATCTTCGAGAACGTCAAATCCCAACTGGACTTCCTGAACGTGAGGAAGTCGTGACTGAATTGCGCTGGGAAGAACCGTCACCTTCCAACTCCAGCCAGCGCCACACGGACACCGAAACGTTCCGCGTGGCCTGCATGGAGAACCCCGGTAAATGGCTGGTGGTCAAAGAAGGGTTCCACAACCAGCGCCCCAGATTTACCGTTGGAAATCCCGACTGGGAATGCTCCTACCGGACTGTCGGCAGGAGCGCCACCGGTCGGCGCATCATCAGAACATACATCCGATACAACCCAAAGGGGGAGAAGTGATTGCAGCGTTTGTCACCTGCATCGTTGTTGTGGTGTTCGCCACGACGATGATTGGCGTTTGCTTAAAGAAAGGGTGGTTCTAATGGGAATCTGGATCACTGTTGATGGCGACCCATACGAGACACGCCAGGGAATCGTCCACCGTTCAATGTCGTGGGCGAAAGCGGAAGCCAAAAAACTCCGAAAGCAACACCCAACGAAGAAGGTAGAGATTTGGGAAGGATGGATTATCAAATGACGTGGGATTATTTCATTCTCATCATCGGGTCCATGTGGACGATGTGGTTCCTCGGACGAGCTCAAACCGAAGAACTGGTGCAAGACCCCGACGACTTCACGACTGAATTGGGGTTTGAGTGACGTTTTCCATCGGATCTCACGTCTACATCGTGACGAAAGAGGGTCTTGTCTACGGGGCCATTTCTCTCATCCTCGAGGTGTCGGTGACTGCGTTGCTCATCATTCGACACAAGCGCAAGCCAAAAGGTGTCAGAGACACCCCGTGGCCCGAGATGGCGAGCAAACGATGAAACGGACACGACTGAACCCCATTTCCAAGAAACGCCGCGCTCTAAACGCAACACGCCGAGAGATTCTCGAGAACGCCTGGGGCCCGCGCCCGTGGTCGTGCTGGCTGTCCAACAGAGCCGGTATGTCGGTTCTCTCCACCAAGAACGGTCAGTTGGTTGACGCTTTCATCCCCCCCTGCTACGGGGAAGTGAACGCTCACGAAATCGTCAAGCGATCCCAGGGCGGCTCGTTGGTTGACCTGTCCAACATGATTCCGTTGTGCAACGGTCACAACGGATGGGTGGAAACCGCTGACCGTGATTTGGTGTGGGAGCTCGGGCTAGTAAGAAGTCGGTGGGAAGTCTGATGCACCCCAGCCAACAGACCCACCTGGGATACTCCATCCCGGTCTACGCCGAGCCGGAGGGGAATCGAAGCGGGTGGTATCGGCGTTTTCACATCTGCCCTAAGTGTCTGGTGAACTCCGACTCCCCCGATGTGGTGATAGTCCAAGTCCCCAGGAGAGTTGACGATAGGCCCAAGTGCTATCGGTGCGGCATACCACTAGGGATGGAGTCGGTATGAACCTTCTTGACCTGCTCGAGAGCCGACCCGTCACCAAGTTTGAGGATTTTCACGCCAAGAACCCCCACGTCTACGAATCTCTCCGACAGTTGGCACTTGACCTGGTGGACGCAGGACACTCCCATTTCGGCATCGCCATGATCTACGAGACATTGCGCTGGCAACACGCCATGAGGACGACGGACAAGGATTTTAAGTTGAACAACTCCTACCGCGCCGCTTACGCCCGGATGCTGATGGACCGAGAGCCGAAATTAGCAGGGGTCTTTGATTTACGCCGTACCCACGATTAGATTGGAATCTATGACAGACATTGAAGCGGTGCGTAAGTTGAAGAGCCAACTCTCCAGTATCCGTATTGCCTTAGCCAAGACCGAAGCCAGGGAAGCCGAGCTGTACGCCACTCGCAAGAAGTTGTGGAAGGAAGCGAAGGACCAGGGGATAGCGAATCAGTCCACGCTGGCGAAATACAGTGGGGTGACGGACATGATCGTTTCACGGGCACTGAACGAGAAAGAGGACTGATGGCTTTCACCCACGGGTTCGAGGTCAAGCCCCTCTCCGGTGGTGGGTATGAACTCGTCCCCACTCAATTTCTGTTCGCCGTGACCCAAACCGAGGAAGCGGCCTGGGAACTGGCGAAGAAGATAAGTTCTTTGGTTGATGCATCAAACGCCCAGGAATGGGAGAAGGTCAACAAGCAGTGAACTGTCGTAACTGCGGACACCCCCAAAGCGATCACGTCACGCAGGTGTACGGGAAAGGGGAACGACCGGTAGTGACGGTGTGTTTCTACCCAATACACCGGAATTTTGACTGCCCCTGCGCGAGGTTTGAGAGAAAGACGGAAACGGGTGAGGGCAACGAGGTCTGACAAGGGAAAGGGCCGGGTGTACGACGAGCCTTTGACGAAGAAGCAAATCTCCATACGTTACGTCAATAAGTACTTATCCAGTGGAAAGACCTTACCTCACGGAAAAACCTGGTGTTACGCCAAGCTCGGGTGTCGATGCGACGAGTGCAAGAGAGCCATGAGCGCGTACCAGAAATTGTGCAAGGAGCGCCGCTTGCAACGTCAGATAAACAAAGATGCCCTAATCTGAACCTGTGGACAACCATGAGAAAACGCAACTAGTCGTCAACATCAAGGATAGAGATGAAAACGGCAGAGCCATCCGAACGATGGAACAACGTGCGTTGGATCATGAAGCGGCGGCAATGAGAAACAAAGGCGCTACTTTCAAGGAGATTGGCGAACACTTCGGGGTGGTGGTTTCCGCTGCTTACAACATGGTCACCAGGGCATGGGCCGACCTACCAATAGCCGAGACGGTTGAACTGGTGGCGACGGAACTGGCGAAACTGGACCTACTTGAAGCCAGATACTACGAGATTATGGAGAAACACCACGCCTACATCTCGGCATCAGGAAAGGTGGCAGTCGGGTTTGATGGTGAGGTCATCGAGGATGACGGACCAGTCATGGCGGCGATGGCTGGGCTACTGAAGGTTTCTGATCGACGCGCCAAGTTGCTGGGTCTCAACGCACCGACCCGAACGGAATTGACTGGTGTAGTCGCCACGGTAGACGTGACGCAGAGCTCCGCTAAGGCGAAGGAATCGGTACTGGCCCTGCTGGGAAGGCTGAAGGACAGTGAGTGATTCCCTCGCCAAGCAAATATCCAAACTTTCCTTAGAAAAACAGCAGGAGTGGCTGGATTCCCTTGACCCCGAGATACGTTTAGAGCTGGCCCGTAGTCCGTGGTGGTTCGTCGGTAGGCCCGAGCAACAACTTCCTCCCGGCAAATGGCGAATCTGGCTGATGCAGGCCGGTCGAGGGTGGGGGAAGTCACGATCCGGCGCGGAGAACTTCGTCCAACTGGTCCTAGACAACCCCGAGGACGATGGTGTTCCTACCGAATGGGCTGTGATTGCCGAGACCTTCTCCGACTGCCGCAAGATTTGTGTGGAGGGACCGTCTGGAATCCGCAGGGTTCTACGCTCCAAAGGGCTGGAAGAGGACGTCCATTACGTCTACAACCGGTCCCAGTGGCAGATAATCCTGAACACCGGGCAGATAATCCATATGCTCGGGGCCGACAACGCGGACGTTGGTCGAGGGCTGAACCTTGCCGGTCTGTGGGCTGACGAGATTTGCAAGTGGCGCTACGCCCACCAGATATGGCACGAAGGCATCGGTCTGGCTTTGAGAATCGGGAAGAACCCCAGGGCCATCGTCACCACCACCCCCAAACCAGGACACAAGCTCCTAAAGGAGTGGAGCCGGGTCACAGATGGGTCTGTCGTCACGTCTCGGGGTTCGATTGAGGACAACCGCGACAACCTCTCACTGTCCCAGATACAGGCTTTTAAGGACGCCTACGAGGGGACACGACTATGGCGGCAGGAAGGTCTAGGGGAACTGCTCGAGGACGTTCCTGGGGCGTTGTGGAAGGCCGATGACATCCTCATCGCAGAAGCACCCGAGATGAAACGAGTGGTCATTGCGGTTGACCCGGCTGTCACTGTCTCGGAGACTTCCGACGAAACCGGCATCATTGTTGTGGGGAAGGGCGTGGACAACAAGTTCTACGTCCTAGGGGATTACTCGGGGAAGTTCTCAACGTTTGATTGGGCTAAGAGGGTTAACGATCTCTACACCGAGTTTTCTGCCAACGTCGTCATCTACGAGAAGAACCAGGGGGGCGACGTGCAGCGCGAGGTGATGCTCCAGGTCAACCCGTATCTTCCAGTAAAAGCCATCTCTGCCAAAGTGGGGAAGAAATTGAGGGCAGAGCCCGTTTCCCTGCTCTACGAACGTCACGCTGTGTTCCATGTGAAGCACTTTGAGATACTGGAAGATCAGTACCTAACATGGAACCCCGAGGAATCGACGGATTCCCCCGACCGTCTTGACGCCGCTGTTCATGGCCTCACCGAACTTTCAGACGTTGGTAGCGGTAGCATGATTTTGAGAGAACTGGCGAGTATGTGCCCGAACTGTAATTACCCGAACATCAAAGGAGCGACGATGTGCGTTAGTTGTCACACGCCGATGGGTAACTGATGGGGATCTTTACACGCAAACCAGCCGTGGACATTGAGGAAATCGTCACCAAAGCCGTGGCGAGCGCACTTGCCGGTAGTCCGATGGCTAATTCAGGCGGTCAGGCCAGCGACGCACAGGTCATGGCGCAGCTCTACAACCTTTCCCAGCCCACGGGGATGATGCAGGCCCTCGCTCGAGACGGGGCGACGTTCGGTGGTTCTCTCGGACCTGGAACCCCGATGATTCCTGCCCCTCTTGACCAGGGATACGGACGCACCGGACGACCCTCGCCACGCAAGTACCAGTACGACGTAGCCGACAACCTCAACATCACCAAGAAACTTGCCCAGTGGAACGTCCTCGCCGCCGCCGCTGTCCAGTGTGACCTGTACGCCCGCGCCATCGCTATCCGCACGTCTGACGTGACAAAGATGGACTGGAACTGGACGGTTTCTAAGGACGCCATCAACACCATCATGGAGGACAACAACGTCGGTTCTGCCGAAGCATCCAAGATTGCTCGCAAACTCAACATGGCGCAAATCGTCCAATTGTCGGAGTTCTGGGAGAACCCCTACCCCCAATCAGACCGAACGTGGGAGGAATGGATCACCGAGGCGATGTGGCAAGTCCTGGTCTATGACGGTCTCCCAATCTCTCCGGCATTCAACTTGGGTGGAGAACTAATCGGGATGAACATCGTTGACGCTTCCACCATCAAGATTCTCCTTGACAGTTACGGCGACATTCCCCGACCCCCAGATCCGGCGTATCAGCAGATTCTGTGGGGATTCCCTCGCGGAGAGTTCGTCGCCACCACCAACAAGGACGTGGTGAACCTGACCGATAGCCAATTTGGGTTAACTGACCGTGATTCTCTCTCATACTTTGTGATGAACCGGCGAACGAACACGCCGTATGGGTATTCTCCCGTCGAGCAATCCCTCGCCATTGCCAACATCTACCTCGAGCGCGAGAACTGGATGCTGGCTGAATACAAGTACGGCACCGCCGCGTCGGTCTACATGAAAACCAACTCCAATGAAATCACCCTTGAGAACATGAGCGGTTTCAATCGGGTGTGGAACGACTACCTCCAGGGATCGAACGCCAACCGCCAGACCGACCGACTTCTTGCCCCTGGGATGGAGCCGGTGTTTGCCCCCCAGATGCATGAGAAGTACAAGCCCGACTACGACGAACACCTCATCAAGCGCGTCGCCGCGTTCTTCGGTGTTGCCCCGGCGCAGTTTGGAGTGGTGGCGAGGGCCGGACTTGGCGGTGGGAAGGGTGCGGGAGAAGCCGAGCACGACAACGCCGAAACCGTGTCATCCAAGCCGATGAACAATTACATCGAATCGTTCGTCAACTCCCTTTCGCGCAGATACCTCGGAGCGAACCGGATGGTCACGTTCAACCTGAAGGACGACGAAGGGGCCGAGGACGAGGTGGAGATGTCCAAAGCATCCCAGACCTACGTCAGTTTCGGTGGAAAGACGCTGAACGACGCTCGAGCGGAGCAGGGACTTCCTCTGTACGATATGCCCGAAGCCGACGAGCCCATGATTATCACCTCCACGGGACCCGTGTTCCTAAAAGGGACGCTGGACACCCAGCTCAACCC